CGGTTTTCGCCCCCCTTACAATCTGCATTGTATCACGCAGGTAAAGCCATGTCAACAAAAGAGTATAGCTCGGCTATGATTTTGTTCTTATCGATGCCACTTGGCTATTCCGTAGTTACCTACAGATAAAGCCAAACAAAAATCCCCGAAAAGCCAGGCGCGAAGCCACTTTTCGGGGATTTTACTTTGGAGCTACTGATCCGATTCGAACAGACGACCTGCTCATTACGAGGGCGTCAATACTTCCGATTTTATGACATATCTACGCCAAAATATAAACCACTTGCGCCACCTCTTGCGCCACCACCCTTGCGCGGAAGGTGGCGCAGTTTCTGCATATTTACCGGTCGCTTGCCGCCCGTCCGCCTCACTTCACACTCTTCTTCAGACGCTCAAACTCGGCGTCAGCCTGAATGGCCTCCTTGGTGAAGGAATTGTTGAACCACCAGTTGACCAGCGCAGACACGGTGGTGAAGCCGGTGGAGATGAGCTGCTCCAGAGTGCCGCTCTCGATGGGCAGCACGGGCTTGCCCAGAGCGCTCAGGATCTGGTTGATGAGGGCCAGAGCCAGCACAGCGGTGCGGGCGATGGTGGCAGCGGAGACAGTGCGGGGAGTGGTGATATGTGCGTTCATAGCTTAATTCCTTTCTCTTTCGTGTTCGTGATCTTCTAAGTCAGATATCCGGTGGTTAGCCACCTTCATCTGTTCTTCTAAAATGGGTACGCGGCGGGCAAAGTTGTTGTGCTCCCGCACCTCGCGGGTCAGCTCCTCCAGCTTGGTGTCAGTCACTGCCTGACTTTTGCTGTTGGCGATGAGTACGCCGATGAGGGTCACGGCCCCGGTGATGAGGGCGGCGAGAATGGTTTCCATCGGAATCACCCCCTCACATACTCCACCGGCTCTTGTTCGCCCGGGTGTCGATGTGCACCCAGCCGGTCTTGCGGGTGGGGTGCTTTGCGTCCTTCGGGTAGCGCCCGATGCCGCCCCGCCCGGGCAGCAGGGTCTCGACGTAGGCGGCCACAGTGGCCACGTCCACACCTTCGACATAGAAGTCTGCCGCCCGACCCAGCAGGTGCTGGCTGGACTTGCTGCCGCCGACGGCGGCATTGTGGGCGGCGGTGCGGTAGCCGCTGGTGATATGCACCGGCTTTCCGAAGTGCTCCCGGATGCACTGGAGCAGCACCACAAGCTCCTCGTCGAGGAGCACGACGTCGCTGCCCTTGCAGCCGAACTCCCGCACTCGGAAGCTGGGCGAGAGCTGCCGGGTGGAGTCCCGGGACATGGAATATTCTTTGATAGCGATAGAAAACACGACCTTTCTTTTGAGCAGCCCCCACCCGGGGCTGCTTTTTGTTTTGTCAGTAGTAGTGGTAGCCCTCGACGCTGTAAGAGATTCCATCTCGAGGCTGCGGTTGGCGTAGCTCGTCCCCCGGACCAAAAATGGCCCGCACCAGCTTTTCCAGCAGCTCCAGCAGTTTATCCATTGTAATAGTCCTCCCCCGTGATCTCCATGTACTGCTCTTCACTGATCTCCCCCTCGGCCACCCGCTTTGCCAGTTCCCGCTTGACCCCGGGGCGGCGGCTTGCGGGCATCTCTGCCCAGGTCTTAGTCCCGGCGACCAGTCTGTTTGCCCAAATTTTATCCATTTTGAAGTCCTCCTTACTTGTTGACGGCGGCATCCAGCTCGCACAGCGAGTCCTCGATAGTCGCCAGCCGCTCCTGTGATTCCATATCCTGCTCGCACATGGCGTCCTCGATCTCCGCCACGAGGCCGGGCAGCTCCCTGAGCTTCTGCTTCTCTTCCAGCTTCTTGTGGAGCTCTTTCAGGCTCTTATCCATCTTGCAAAGACTCATCCGATAACACCTCCGATCATGGTCAGCGTCCCCCCGGTGCCGCTTTCACCCCGGGCAGCTGTTATCTTGTAGTTGAACGCAAAGCCCCGGGCGGCGGTCTTGTTGGCAAAGGCGTGGTGGACAAAGGCCCGGCTCTCGCCGCGCTGGATGTCGGTGCAGTTCTCCCACGCCGGGGTCTCGTCCAGAGCGTTGTTGGTCAGTTTCACGCTGAGGCTCATGTCTGCCGGGAAACTGCCCTCCAGTGTCAGCGCAGCCACGGTGATGGTGTCGTCCGCCGTCAGCGGCTGGGTCAGCGAGAGGACAGCACCGGTGACATTTTTGGTAAAGGTCGCCGTCCAGTCTGTCGAGGTCTTGCCGTCGTCCGCTTCCAGCACCAATGTGTTCTCTCCGTTGAGGATCTGCTGGAAAAGCTCCTTCTCTCTCAGGCACTGTACTGTGAGTTCGGTGCCGGTGGCCACGTTCTCGCGGACGGCCAGCGCCACGCCGTTCACCTTTTCGGTGATGGTCATGGGGTCTCCGTCGCCGTCGGTCACGGTGTAGGGCAATACAAATGGCTCGTTTTTCTCGCCCAGCGCCACGCCGCTTTCGCCCACATCGGAAGTGACCTCCGGCGGCTGGTTCACAGTCGGGAAGCCGTCTTTGTCGATGTACAACGTCTCCGGCAGGGTGAAACAGGGAAGGTTGGCCAGGCTGTTTTTATGTCTATCGAATTTAAGGAACGATATACTGGAGCCGCTTGCGCCGGAAACGGCATAATAATAATTGTACTCGTAAACATTTTCGCCATCTTCTTTATGATAGCCGCTCGAGCTCTGGTCTGGACTTCTTGTCCAGAAAGAAGTGTTGCTGGCTGTTCGGATATATCCTACCCGGGTTCTGGCTGCCGCCGAAAGAGCCGAACCATCCGCAAGATTCTGCGTATAATAATCTTTAGCCATGTTAAGCTCTATTGCTGACAGTGAAAAGAAATTTGCAGAACCTGTCTGTACTTTTGAATAACTTCCAGACCAAGTAATATATTGATAATTATATGTTGTGGTGGAGATCCATTTTTGTACGGCAGCTGTGAACTTGTTCAGATTCAAATTCGCCGGACTCTCCCGGCAAAACATCGTCCGCCCCATGCCGTTCAGGACAGACTCATAGTTGTGGGCCAGCACGTAAAACTTGACTTTTGTGCTGCCTTCCATCAGGTATACAAA